CCACTACCACCGATCCGGCGACCCCCACCCCAAAAAAACGGGGCTGGCGGGTGTCAGTCAGCATCACATGCTCACCAATGAGCAACTATTGACATGACCCCCCATACCTGCTATACTGAGACCAATAAAGAATTGTCCACAGAAAGAAAGCCCTCCAATGATATTGCCCCCCGGCCCATCCAAGATCTGCACCCGCTGCCGCCGACCTAAACCAATCACCGCCTTCGCCATTAAAGGGACTTTGCCTACGGGCAAAACCAAGCGCCGCGGCTACTGCAAGGCCTGCTACAACGCGGCCCGCCGCAAAGCCAAGCTAAGTGGGGGATCGGAGACGCGCGCACCTAACCCATTGAAAGCAAAGGCACCGTGATGGCTTCTACTTCTTTCCACAATTGCCCAGCCTGCGGCCACAGTTGGTCTCAGTCCCCGGCAGCTTCAAATCCAACGTGCCCTTGTGGAGTGCGCCGCCACGATTATATGATGGAACATAGTCCTGATTACAAAGCCGCCAACGACGAGCTAAACGCGCGCTTCAAAGAAGCTTGGGACAATTCTAACCCATTGAAATCAAACGAACTTACACTCGAGCCCTCAAAAACCAACCAAGGAGTGGAAACACCATGAGCCTGCACCCACACACCTGCGAGAAATGCTGTCACTTCTGGAAAGACGCGGACGAACTGTCCGACTGCCCCAGCTGCGGCGACATCTTCACATCACTAACCGTCGCCCAAGAAATTGCTGTTCGCGCCCTGATTTACCAAACGCTACGCGCGGCCCTCCCTCTCAACCGAATTCGCGACTTCTTCCCAAAAGATGGCCCCGACCCTGCAGTCTACACAATTCCTAAAGACGACATCATTCTATCTGACGCCGCTTACGACGCCATGGCCGAATACGCTACCGCACACCCAACAACCAATGGAGATACCGATGCTAAATAACGACCTCTACGTCGAAGGCCAAGAGGCTTTCAAATCCCACACCCCGCGCGCCAATCCCTATATCGCTCAAGAACTCGGCACCACGGCCCCTCAATCGTGGCTCCTTGGCTATCTCGAGGCGCAGAACGAGCATATCAAAACCCTAACCGCAACCGTAAACCGTTTAGAAGATAACGTCGCTGAAGACAAGCTAGCCCTCGACGTGTGGAAAACCGATCTAACAATAAAGCTATCATCCCCGGCCCCCAAGTCCAAAGCTAAAGTTGCGCCCAAAAAGGAAGCTGCGCGCGTTAGGGACTTACCCGATCCTAAGGAGGAAGACTGATCGCGCACAACGAATAGCGTCTCCATTCCCCCACTATACCGGAAAAATAATATGTGTAAAAAGGAAATAATTAGATGACCCCCTACGAAGAAGGACAAGCTGCCCGACGTGAAGGCATATCAATTGCTAAGCCTCCTCGAGATCTGTCCGACCACGATACATGGCAGTGGGCATATGGTTGGTTGGACCAACTTGCTGAAAAAGTTGATCAGATAAAGGAAAATACAAAATGATTTATGAACTCTCTGTCGAAATACAAATTGCTGCTGCGCTAATTCTTGGAGTCCTCGGAGCCTTCATTTATAGGTTCAGAGGAATATCCTCTACTAAAGTACCTCCTATATTATACTCACGTACGCTCAGACGCGTTCTCAGCGCCTCTGTGATAGTGCCGGGTGCCTACCTAGCCGGAGCGGGTCTATGGGCTCTCCTCGCGGCTCCTATCGCCTATTATGGAATTATCGCCGGACATGGATCATATATAGATCTTGGCACCGGTGCTGAACCAGACAACGAAGTCTTTGATACTTTACTTGATTGGATCTTTGGCCTTGATTATATAGGGGCTAATAACTTCTGGCGTGATTTCACTGGCCTTGCTCTCACAGGTCTGTTGGTTACTGTACCGGTGGCATTTCTTCCCGGTATCAACTGGAGTTACGCATTGATTGGTTTGTTTAAGCCAATAGCCTACCAGCTTTCCGGTAATACAGAAAAAGGCGAGATCGGTTGGGGCTTCGCATATGCCTCTGCTATTGTGTTCGCCTAATAAAAAGCCCCCAGTCCTTTTGGACCGGGGGTTAGTTTAGGAGACGTGTGGACGAGAGTCCACCCCTAAGTCTACCACACTTGACAACCCAACTGCAAATAGGCTATACTACCCCCATGGATAAAAACGCGACTATGGAAGAGGTTTGCAAGGAATTCGGCCTTACCGTCAAGGAGTTCAATTTCTGCAATGAGTACCTCAAAGATTTCAATGCTAAGCGATCTCTCCTCGCTGCAGGCTACACAGAAAATACAGCGGCAAAGAAAGCGAGAGAAGTTAAAGATCGTCCGCACATCACCCGCTACCTTGATCATTTACAAAAAGCACGCGGTAAACGTACCCGCATCGATCAAGACGAAGTCCTCTATCGACTTAACCGTATAGCTACTAAGGCTGAGAAGGACGATGACTACGGTCCTGCCCTTAGGGCTCTGGAACTTATGGGTAAGACCATGACCATGTTCTCAGAAAAATCAAGCATAACTATAGAGAATCCATTTGCCGTTGGACAGAGCGATGAAGATCTCGAGAGAGACACTGAGCGCCTAAGACGTATAGGCAGTCTCGGTAGATTCGCAGTTGTCAGTGGAGGCAAAGATGAAGTTGAAGAGTAGTCTATTACCCGATGAAGTTTATGAAGTCACTAATGTTAAAATAAATAAAGCACCTAAGAACTGGAAGCCTCGCTTAATTATTTGGGGCGGAAAGAAATATCTCCCAATCGATGATTAACTACACTGAAGAGGAACGCGATGCTGCCACTCGTCTAGCTATTGACGCTGCGCGGGCAGATCTATTGGCATTCGTCCTTCTTATGGATCCTGAGTTCTCTCCCGGCCCACACCATCGAATTATCTGTGATGAACTTATGCGCTTAGAGAAAGGTGAAGTGGAACGTTTGATGATTTGGGTAGCACCCCGGTCATCTAAGTCTCTTATTGCTTCAGTCTACTATCCAGCATGGGCTATCGGTAAGCACGCGGCATGGCAGCTCCTCACAGTATCTCACTCAAGTGAATTAGCTACCTCCTTCGGTAAGGCTGTACGAGATGTACTTTTCAGTGAGGAATATCAGATTGTTTTTCCAAATACAAAAATCCGCAAAGACAACCGAGCCTCCGATCAATGGGGAACTACCAAGGGTGGGAAGTTTACAGCAGCTGGGTCGGGCACTGGTATTGCTGGGCGTGGGGCTCACTCTGCTCTTATTGATGATCCTATATCAGAGCAGGATGCATTTTCTAAAGCTAGTAGACAGAAAATAAATGATTGGTATCCCGGCGGTTTTCGTACACGGCTTATGCCGGGTGGGCGTATCGCTCTTATTCAGACCCGCTGGACAGAAGATGATCTAAGTGGCTGGCTTATCCAACAGGAGTTTGGCAATCCATTTGCAGATAAGTGGACTGTCGTCAATATCCCCGCTTTAAACACATCAGAGTCCCTTCCGCGTCTAATTGATGCAACTAAGCGCATGAAAAAGATCGGTTTACTACCTCCTGAGTATCCTCATCCTAAGTTGGGAGAATCATTCTGGCCTGCTCCACACGCTCCTAATGAGTACTACTGGTCAACAGATGACCTCCTACGCACTAAGAATAACATGCCTTCCTACCAATGGAATGCCCTATATATGCAGTCACCTAGTGATCCTGAAGGTGGGATCATCAAAGTAGAAGACTGGAAAGTGTGGCCTGAAGATAAGATTCCACCTCAATGTGACTATGTGGTGATGTCTATGGATACTGCATTTTCAGTTAAGAAGACCGCTGATTATAGCGCCATCTCCATTTGGGGAATTTTTGTAACCGAAGAAGAGCGCGAAGATGCGCGCACTATGTACACAATGAACGTAGAACCTACACAAATCTACAATATGATTCTCCTTGGGGCTGAGCGAGGGCGGTGGGATTACCCGACGCTTCGTAAGAAAGCAATTGAGCGTTACAACAAACATAATCCAAGTACAGTGCTCATAGAGAAGAAGGCCAGCGGCCAATCACTAATTCAAGATCTTGGAATGGTTATGCCTATTCAACCGTATAACCCTGACCGGGATAAAGAAGCACGCGCCCATGCGATCTCATCGTTATTTCACAATGGGCGTATTTGGGCTCCCATGGATCGTTCATGGGCTAAGGATGTCGTAGACGAATGCGCAGCATTCCCGACAGGGGCTCACGACGATTACGTAGACACAATGACACAAGCTGCAATCTGGTTGCGTAATGGCTCATTTCTTTATCAAGACGACACCCTCTGGCATAACCGCTCAGAAGATGATACTATAAATAGACCGCGTAGGAGATTTTACTAATGGCACAGCGACCCGGATCTTTCATAAATAATGCAGTGGATATGCAACCGCTTAACCCTGCGCTTCTTTCTGAGGAACAACTTGCCCCAGAACTTGAGGCTATTCAAGAAGAATTTGAAATTGAAATAGATGATGATGATGTTACCGAAGATGACTTCGGAGACCTCGAAGTAGTGGAAGAAGCGTTTAGCGATAACCTCGCTGAAGCAATTGCCATGGAAGAAGAAGGTGAGTCTATCCTTGAAGATCTTGCATCCGAACTCATAGAGCTATATGAGTCTGATGTAGAGTCGCGTTCCGATTGGGAGCAGATCAGTAAAGAAGGTGTCGAACTCTTAGGCCTTAAGATTGAGACAATGGACCAACCCTTCGCAGGTGCTTGTGGTGCTCACCATCCTCTCCTAGCCCAGTCAGTAGTTAAGTTCCAAGCCAAAGCCTACCGCGAATTATTCCCAACCGGCGGTCCTGTTCGTACTAGAATCATGGGTGCCCAAACTCCTGAACGCGAAGACCAAGCTAAGCGGGTCCGCGAATTTATGAATTTCCAGACCACTATTCAAATGCCTGAGTATGGTCCTCAGCTGGATCGTCTGCTCTTTTATACTGGCCTCTATGGCTCAGGGTTTAAGAAGACATATCAAGACCCGGTACTTGGACGTCCAGCTTCTCGTTTTGTGCGCGCCAATGACTTCGTTATTAACTACTACGCTACTGACTTAGAGACCTGTGAGCGTTATACCCACAAGATGACGCTGTCTCACAATGACATTCGTCGTTACGAAATCGCAGGTATCTACCGTCCTCTCGACTATAAAGACCCTGAGCAGATTGAAATATCTGAAGACGTCCAAATAAACGATGAATCTCATGGCGCTTCACAGCCAGAGCATAGCCCTACAGATCCCTTCGTGTTCCTCGAAATGCATGTCAATATAAATCTTGATGGCTACGAAAACGAAGAAGGTCTCCAGCTCCCCTATATCGTCACCATCAATGAAGATGAACAGAAGATTGTGTCTATTCGTCGTAACTGGAAAGAGGAAGACAAATCCTTTACTAAGCGCGTATGGTTTACTCATTACTGTCTAATTCCCGGCCTAGGTTTCTACGGCTATGGTTATATCCATCTCATCGGTGGTATGGCCAAGACCGCAACCTCTACTATGCGTCAGCTCGTAGATGCAGGTACCTTTGCCAATATGCCCGGTGGTTTTAAAGCCGCAGGTCTACGACTACTAGCCCCTGATGCTCCTATGGAGCCGGGCGAATGGCGTGAGATGAATGCCCCAGCAGGCGATATAGCTAAGTCATTACTGCCTCTACCTTACAAAGAGCCTTCTCCAACGCTGCTAAAACTATTAGAATTTATGGTTGGTACAGCTAAGGAGTTTGCAGATAACACTGAACAAGTTATAGCTGATTCAACAAACTATGGACCAGTAGGCACTACGCTTGCATTACTAGAACAATCGGCCAAACTATTCAGTGCTATTCATTCCCGTCTCCACGCCGCACAGGCTAAGGACATAAGACTTTTGGCAGAACTTAACTACGAGTTTCTCCCTCCTCAATACCCTTACCAGATTGCTGGGGGCGCGAACCAAGTATTCAAAGATGACTTTGATCTTAACAGCATCGATGTTGTTCCAGTCAGTGATCCGAATATGCCAACCGAATCTCATCGTGTAGCTAAGCTTAACGCTATTATGACTCTCGCAGGACAAGATCCTGCAGCACACAATATGAATAGCATCCGCTTAGATCTATACCGCGCAATGGGTGTAGAGTCTCCAGAACGATACATGGCTCAACAGCAGAAGCCGTTCGTGGGAGATCCTGTAGCAGAAAACGCCGCAGCTATGAAGGGCATACCAGTGCATCCTACACCTACTCAACACCACGACGCACATATTGCAGTCCATGCTATGCCTCTTGATAACCCGGCATATGCAGAGAATCAGCAGATGCGTCAGATCCTCATGGCCCACATCAATGAACATCTTGCTCTCAAATATCAAGGTGAGATGATGCAGATGATTAGCCAGACCGATCCAGAAGCTGCCAAAGCTTTGGCTTCCGGTGAACAACTCCCACCTGAGATTGAAGCAGCAGTCTCACTGGCAGCTGCTAATGCCAGTGATTCAATACTCGGATTGGACAAGGCTAAAGCTCAAGCTCTCATCGGAGAAGCAGAGGAAGATCCTATCGTAGAAATACAACAGGAAATCAATCGCATTCGTGAAAAAGATGTAGACTTGAAAAACACACTAGAACGTGATAAGTTAAAACTTAAAGAGATTGAAGTTGTTATCGATGATACCAACGAAGATCTCGATAGGGCAGCATCTATAAAAAAAGCTCAGATTCAAGCGGACAGCTGGAATAACCAAGGAGACTAAAAATGCAACAAGCAGGACATCTACGGGATCGCGTTATGCGCGAGATCGATACAGCACTTGCGCTCAATGCCGAACAGATGGCAGGCGGTGCGTGTGAGACAATGGAACAATACAAATACATGGTAGGCGTAAATGAAGCTCTAAAGGCTACCGCCGACAATGTTAACAAACAGTTTGATATTCTCAAACAAGCAGTCCTAGGAAACGTAGAATGAGTAAAGACATAGGTCTTAGACCAGCGGGCTGGCGTATTCTGATCAAGCCAGTATCCGTATCAAACAAATCAAAGGGAGGTGTAATAATCCCTGATGAGATCCAAGATATTGCAAAACTATCCTCAGTAATTGGTCAAGTTATATCTGTAGGTGCCGAAGCCTACCGCGATCCTAACAAATTCACTGCCGCATGGGTGGGGGATGGAGACTGGGTTGTGATTGCAAAGTTCAGTGGCGCGAAGTTTAAGATTAACGGCGAAGAGTACAGACTGGTTAACGATGACGAGATCTTGGCGATTGTTGAGGATCCTAAGACTATCACTCCGTACTAGGGGTTGCAAACCATACGCGAAGTATGGTATTAATAGATCTAGGCGAATAACGTAGCTCGCCACTATGGAGAAGAAAATGAATATAGACGACACTGATACCCTTGATGAGGATTTTGTAATTGAGCTTGAGTCGGACACAGATAAAGCAGATGATCAGCAAGCCCCCGTCGAAACGCAAGAAGTTGAAGAGACTCAAGCGAAAGAAAATGAACAGGAGACTAACGCCTATGATGAAGGCGAACCTGCGAAGACCTTAGAGGATGAGCAGGATCTTTCAGAAGAAGATCGAAGTAAGTTAGGCAATCGTGCCCAGAAGCGTATTCAACGACTTGTGCGTCAGCGCAAGGAAACTGAAGCTAAGAACGCGGATCTGGAAACACGACTGGCTGAACTTGAACATTCGAATCGTGAGTTTGATGTACGTAATCGAAAGAGCCACACTGCGGCCCTGAAGCAACACGCCTCTAGGCTTGGAGCACAGGAAGAGCAGGCCAATCAGGCATTTAAAGTGGCGCGCGAAAACGGTGACATCGACATGGAGATGAAAGCCAACGACGTCCTAGCTACTGTTAAGGCTGAGAAGATATTACTGGCCAGAGCAGCACAGCAGGCAGAACAGAATGAATCAGCAAATGTTGATGAATCTAGTGCCCCAGCTAGAGCCGCAGCCGCCCCAACAAGCAAGCCAGATAGGCGGGCCATGGGATGGCAGAGGAAGAATTTATGGTTCGGAGGTGATAACCGAAAGGACCAAGTGATGACCCAGACAGCTCTGGATATTCATGAAGAGATTCTCGCAGAAGGAATCAATCCACAAGACGACGTGGAAGAGTACTATGCAGAATTAGACCAACGACTAGCGACCGAGTTCCCAACTGAGTTTAGCGATTCAGTTTTAAAAGGGAAAGGTTCTCCAGTAGTTGGAGGTGGAACGCGCTCCACCAACAAAAGCGGTAAGAAAGTTATTCGTCTCACGAAGTCGGAAATTGCCACCGCTGGTCGCCTCGGAATCACACCTGAGGCTTACGCGCGAGGAAAAACGAAGCAGAGTCAGGCTCGAACTTAACGACGGAGATAGATATGTCGGTAGATACTACAACCCGTAAGACGCGTGAATCGGAAACACGCAAGACTACATGGTCACCACCTAACGCTCTTGAAGTACCAAATGCCCCGGAAGGCTATAAATATCGATGGTTACGTTACGAGTTGGTAGGAGAGGACCATTCGCGCAATGTCTATGAAAGGACTCGTCAAGGCTATGAGCTGGTACATCCAGACGAACTTAACGGTTTCCAAGTAGATGTAATGGGCGAAGGTAAGCACGAGGGTATTGTTCGTTCAGGCGACTTGATCCTTGCTAAAGTTCCCGTGGATATTCATGAGGCTCGTACAAAGTATTATGATGACACCACAGACAGACTTCAGCAGGCGGTTGATATGGAACTTGGTAAAAACAGCAATTCCAACATGCCTATTTCTAGCGAAAGTTCTTCCTCAATCACTCGAGGGAATCCTAACGCATCTAACAAGTTCGATGACTGACGTTTACATGGTTCGCCATAAGCGCTCGGAATTCAAATAACTCCAAGTTAAGGAGCTTATATTATGGCTTATGGTTTTAAACCTGTTCGCGTTGCAGGTGGCGCAGCCCCCACCCCCAATTGTGTGAACAGCTATTCCATTGCTTCGGCATTTGCCACTAGTATTTTCACCGGTGATCCTATCAAGATGACCACGGATGGTACGCTAATTCTAGCTACTGTCGGTGCCCCCATCGTTGGTATTTTCGCTGGCGTTGAATATACAGCAGCTAATGGTTCAGTAACGTTTTCACAATACTGGCCTGCCTCTACTGTTGCTACCAATATCAAAGCTTATGTCTATGATGATCCAATGACTGTATTCAAGGTCGCGTCCGATCAAGACACAACTGCATTGGTTGCTGCTTCGAAAGGCGAAAATGCCGATCTTGTTGCAGCTGCTGGTAGCACCTCCACTGGACAGTCCGCCTACTCGCTCGACTCGAGCACTAAGGGTACCGGATCTGACATTGGTTTCAAAATCCTCGGTTCGGCTGAAGAAGATGATTCTTTCGGCGCTGTTGGCACCCCTTCGGATGTCTATGTGTTGATGAATGAATGTTTCTACAAAGCCCCAACCGCTGGCATTTAAGGAGTAATACGAAATGGCACTTAACAGGTCACAAATCCTTAAAGAGCTGGAACCCGGTCTGAACGCTATCTTTGGTGAAGAGTACGCTCGTTACGAAAACGAGCATGAAGTTCTCTTCGATTCCAATAGTTCAAATCGTGCTTTTGAGGAAGAAGTCTTGTTCCCCGGTTTTGGCGCAGCTGTCGTCAAGCCTGAAGGACAGGGCGTAAGTTATGCAGAAACAGGCGAAGGGTGGGTATCTCGTTATAACCACGAAACCGTCGCACTTGCTTTTGCGATTACGGAAGAAGCCATGGAGGACAACCTCTATGAGTCTCTTTCCAAACGTCTATCGAAAGCACTCGCGCGTTCGATGGCGCACACTAAGCAGGTCAAAGCGGCCAATGTTTACAATCGTGCCTTCAACAACTCCTACACGGGTGGAGATGGCTTAGAGTTGTGTTCGACCGCACATACCATGCAAGACGGCAACACGTGGGCCAACGAACCCGCAACCTCTGCCGACTTGAGTGAGACCTCGCTCGAAGCTGCCATGATTGCCATTGCTGGCTTCACGGATGACCGTAGTATTCCGATTGCCGCACAGGCTCGGACGCTGCACATTCCGCGTCAGCTGGTGTTCGTAGCAGAACGCATCCTGAAATCACCACTGCGTAGTGGCACGGCAGACAACGATCTGAATGCCCTAGCTACCACTGGTTCGGTTCCGGGTGGATTCCACGTCAACCATCGCTTCACCGATGCTGACGCTTGGTTCCTTCGTACCGACACACCGGACAGCATGAAAATGTTTGACCGTGTTGGCATGGACACCAAGATGGAAGGCGACTTCGAAACCGGTAACGTTCGTTACAAAGCTCGTGAAAGATACAGCTTCGGCTGGTCGGACCCGCGCGGAGTCTACGGATCAGAAGGTGCTTAATCGCATACTGCACTAGAGTTAAGGGGAGCCTCAGGGTTCCCCTTTTCTTTTTATTACAACTCAGCTATACTAAATAGATAACCAAATAAGGACAGGACCATGGCCAATAAAACTCTAGATGATCATTACGGAGACAGACGCATGCCTCCAAGCGTAATGGAAGGTATCATGGCCCTCCTCGGTGGCGCTAAGGACTTAGGCGGCGACGCACTAAGTGCAACTAGAGACGCCAGCATAACAGGAATCCGCGGAATTATGGATCTACTCGGTCTGCGCCCTGAAGGAACATCCAGTATGGGAACTATGGCCAACAACATGGATACACAGATTGATCGCATCCAGAAAGGTACTCAAGACAACACCCCCATCTTTGATTATCTAGACGAACTTTTGCTCCCTGATGTAGCACGCGCCCGCAGACATGGCACTAAAGCCGCAGCTCTGGGTGCCTCTGGTGCCTTTGACGAGCAGGGCAACTATATTCCACATATGCCAGTAAAACGCCGCACAG